CAAAACTGAATAACCGATTTCTCAGTTACCCATGGAAAATCTACTGGCCCCACCCCCCCACATGCCCTTGTCGGACACGACAGGTGGGTTTCTCGTGGAAGTCATCCGCGAGATAAGAGAGGCGCTCTATGATGGAAGGTTCCATCAATGCTCCACATCGGCTGAGTCGACGGCTACCATAAAACTATGGCCGACCGTTCTCGACGTCCTCCGAGTGCAACTTACATCCTCCCCACTCTCAACAGATGATGAATTCAGACTCTTACGAGTTCTCTCTGTTTTTCTCTCTTGGTTGCTGGTCTACAAGAATCATTCCCTACTTGAGAAGTTCTCCTGTAAATGCCTCCTGAGTGTTCTTAAATTTTTTAATGAAGCCTACCTTCTTGCACCTGCAAAGTGGGTTTCCACCTTTAAGTACATTCTCGCCTGGCCACTCTTCAGGTTCTTCGCTCAAGATCCCTTGACCCGCGACTTCAATGATCCTCCACAATCTCCCTCCTACCTCTCTCCTCTTCAAGCGGAACACCTTTCTCGCTTCGGTGGTGGTCGCATCTGGCGACATCTCAAGTCTCGAGTAAATGCTCAATCTCGTCGTGCCTATCTCCTCTGCTTTGATATCTCTAATGGTGTCAAACGTGGTTGTGAGTCCATGACGAATGATGATATCTGGGACACCATGATGGTTCAGTCGCAGAAGCTTTCTCGTGTTGAGACCCCCCGCACCGTTCCTCCAAACCTCTATCCACTTCGTATACCAGGAAAAGAAATTTATAATGGAGATGTTAAGAAACAGCTTCGTCGTGCTGCACGTGCTCGTCACCTTGGTGGCTACCACGTCAGTAAGATTATCCGCTATTATGCGGACAAGATTTGGGATGAAGCAGATCCTGCCTTCCCTGATCTTTCGAAGTTGTACGAACCCTCCCCTAGTTCCTGTTATGAGAATCCCCTTCGATTTGGAGGTTCTTCTACCGAGATCCGCTTCTATCTACATAACCGCTATCTCATCTCTTATGAGCTCCTCTCCGCTTCTTATACCCCTAAGACTGGCGTTACGTGGCATTTTTCACTTTTACCCTCCTATGACTATCATGCCGACTCTCAGCTCTATGATCATCTCCCAAAGGGAGAGTACCCAGTCCAAGTGTCTGCGGTTCTAGAGCCTTTGAAGTGTCGATTAGTCTCTAAGGGCCCTGCTCGTCCTTACTATCTATGTACCCCCTTCCAAAAATCCATGCACCAGGCCCTTCGTAGGCTGCCACAGTTCCAACTGATTGGTCGGTCTATGGGCGATTGCGTGGATGAGGGGCTGACGTGGCTAGAAGAAATGAGCAAGGGTGACCCGAGGTACCCTTTCCGTGTGTCAGGTGACTATTCAGCCGCTACTGACAACATGAAAATGTCCGTGACTAAGGCCGTCTTTGAGTCCTATCTCTCTCATCTGTTGAAGAAAATTGTTCGTCAGGGCAACTATGATTTGTATGCCGACTGTGTAAACAAGATCTTTCCAAATTTGCGAAAGTGTGTTTACGAACAGGTTCTCCACTATAAGATGATGGGACACGATGAAGTGGTAGTCAGACAGACTTGGGGCCAACTGATGGGCTCCCCCCTCTCCTTTCCCCTTCTCTGTGTAGCCAATGCTGCCGCCTTCTGGTGGTCCCTCGACTGTTTGAATGATGGTCCCGACAGCTTAGGTTTCTTACCTGTGCTTGTTAACGGTGATGACATCTACTTTCGGTCCAACGAGGAACATTACCGGACCTGGAAGCTTTGTGTTTCACAGATTGGCATGGAACTTTCACCAGGAAAGAATTTTG